AGATGTATTTATTTTATTTTTAAGTTGAATAATTTTATTTATTATATTTCAAACTAAATAAATGGTGTTTTTAGACTTTTATACAGTTGATTTAACTATAATATTAATAATTTTACTTACTATGGGCGTAACATTCGCCGGCGGCAATTATATTGATCCAGAAGAGGAAAACATAGGAACATTCGGCAAAATTTTCGTTTCGTTTATATTAGGTTTATTATCAAGTGTAATTTATTCGTATATTACATTAGAGAATGATATATTATTAAAAGGAAATTACTGGGACTAAATTGAATAATAAAATAATTTTTATAAATATACATGTCGATTAGCTTATCAAAGTTTAATCCAAAGAGAATAGAGGAAAGACGTACATCAGGTTCGGGACCTGCCACATGTGTGTTTATAGGCAAGAGAGGAACAGGGAAAAGTACACTCGTCGCCGACGTTTTATATCACCTCCGTAAAATTAAAGCCGGTGTCGCTATATCTGCTACGGAAGACGGAAATGCTTTTTATTCGAGTTTCATACCAGATTTACTTATACATTCTGAATACAAGCCTGAAGTTGTTCAACAGGTAATCACGCGACAAAAAAAGACAATAAACGGGAAAGATACAAAAAAGGACAATGATGTATTCTTATTGTTAGACGATTGTATGTATGATAAACGTATGATTAGAGATACAAATATTAGGGGCATATTTATGAACGGAAGACATTGGAGAATAACATTCATGTTAACAATGCAATACTGTATGGATTTGCCGCCTGATCTTCGAACAAATATAGACTATGTTTTCATATTAAGAGAAAATATTATTCAAAATCAAGAGAAACTTTATAAGAATTTTTTTGGTATTTTTCCTCAATTTAGCGTTTTTCAGGATGTTTTAAATGCTTGTACCGAAGGGTATGATTGTCTTGTTCTTGATAATACTTCGAAAAGTAACAACATACAAGACTGTGTTTATTGGTATCGAGCAAAACCGGATAGAAAATTTAGAATAGGATCAAAGGAACTATGGAACTATTGCGATAAAAAGTACGATAAAAACAAAACAAAGGAAACGGCCGAAGAAGATCCTAAAAGGTTAAGAAAGAAAAATGCTGTAAGTGTTACAGTTAAAAAATTAAAGTAATAGATTACAATTTAAAGTAATAGATTATAATTTATATATACTCTTATATGGATAAGATAGATAAATTAAGATCTATACCGCAACACGAACAACGTTCTGATGCATGGTTCAAACAAAGAGAAGGAAAATTAACAAGTTCAGATGCCGGCACAGTACTTGGACTCAACCCTTATCAAAGACCACATGAAGTTCTTTTTAAGAAATGTGGACATGATCCAAAGCCTTTCGTAGGAAACGTCGCAACGCTACATGGACAGAAATATGAAGATGAAGCAATTGATAAGTATTGTAAACTTACTGGACAAGATAATTTTGATTTTGGTCTTCTTGCTCATGAAGACGTTCACAATAATAAAGATTATTATTGGCTTGGCGGATCGCCAGATGGTGTTTCTATATCTAAAGATAGAACAAGCAAGCCTATTTTACTTGAGGTAAAGTGTCCATATAAGAGATGTATTAAATTTGGTTATATACCGGCGTATTATTATCCACAAGTACAATTAAATATGTTTATATGTAATCTAGAAGATGCCGATTTTATCGAATATAAACCGCCAGATATCATGAATATAGTTAGAGTCAAAATTGATCACGAATGGTTAAATGAAAATCTCCCAATACTTGAAAAATTCTGGAAAGAAGTCGAGTATTATCGCCAGAATGACATTAAATGTCATCCAAAATATAAGCCTCCTAAACCACCTAAGAGAATTATTGATTTGCGCGACACTGATGATTCAGACTTAGACTCGGAATGTATTCCTTCGGATTTAATTATTAGAGATACATAATTTTACAGAAAATATTTCAATTTAAAAACTTAGTGTATAATAATTTAAATTCCGAATGGGAATAAGAGGATTGAATAATCTTATTAAAAAGTATGCCCCTGATGCTATTTCAGAAAAGGATATCAGCCTTTATAAAGGCTCTAAGGTAGCAATTGATTGTAGTATATTATTGTATAAATTTAAATACGCATCGCGAGCACCAAACTCACATATCATTGGCATAGCAAACAGGATAAAATATTACTTTATGAACGGAATTCTCCCTATATTTGTATTCGACGGCGTCCCCCCTGCGGCAAAAAAAAATGTACTCGTAAAACGTCAAGCTAATAAGGAAAGGATGTATACTCGTCTTGAACTTCTAAGAGAAAAAATTCCAGAAAACAATGAAGAAGAAAAACTTATAAAGGATGAAATAGAAAAAATTACCTCTCAGTTGATAGTAATAAAGAAAAAAGACATCGAAGAATGTAAAGAATTTCTGGAATTGTCTGGAATACCTTATTGTACTGCCCCAGAAGATGCCGAAAAATACTGTGCATTTTTGCAAAAAAACGGACTGGTTGATTATACAATAACAGACGACACTGATGCCACTACATTCGGCTGTAAAAAGATTCTAAAAACGGGTATATCGAGATATATCACGGAGATAGACACGGATATAATCCTTTTTAAATTTGATATGGATATGAATTCATTTATCGATTTTTGTATACTTTCAGGTTGTGATTATACCGAACCGATTCCTCAGATAGGACCCGTTACATCTTTTAATCTCATCCGAAAGCACAAACGTATTGAAGAAGTCCTTGATGTAATAAATAAAAAGAGTGATAATTTTGATTACGCAGTTTGCCGAAAGATATTTACAGAATTTGACTACGCCGTTCCCGAAGAATTTACTAAAAAAAAGGCAGATAAAGAAAAAATTAATTTATTTTTAAATGATAAAGAAATAAAAGAAAATATAATTTCTAAATTTATTAAAATTGTAATTTAAAAAATTTTTTTTTCTTTACTATATATTAAATATTAAAAATGGGAATGCTTGAACTTTTTTTCGGTAAGAGGAAGAAGTGCAAAGGACGCAAGGTCCGCAAGGGTCGCAAGGTCAACAAGCTTTCGTCGAAGGCGCGGGTCATGATAGGTGGCAAGAAGCGTAAGGTATACAAGGGTTGCAACGGCGGCCTTTACTACAAGCGCACCAAGAACGGCAAGACTTACCGTGTCTACATCTCGCCCAAGCTTCTACGCAAGAAGTCGTCGACTCGCATGGGCCGTCGTAGCCGTTTCGGTCGCCGCGGTGTCAAGAAGGGATCGCGTCTTAAGATGACCAAGTCTGCCAAGCGTGCCCGCGCGTACGCCCGCAAGCGCCGTCGCTGCCTCAAGAAGGGTATGCGCCTCAAGAAGGGCCGCTGCCGCCGCTAGACATTGAACGTCTTATAAAATAAATTAAAAAGAATATTTGAAGTAATACATTCACACACAATTTGAATGTGTCAATGTATTATTTCCTTTTTTTACCAATTCAAAACAATTATTTACTTGTACAATTCTTCAAATTGAATACCCTCGTGTTTATTAAATAAAATCTTTTCTATTATCCTGACACTTGTAGGATAAATTTTATCAGTGTTTACATTTTTAATTACGATACTTCCCTCGGGAAATTCAATATTAATTTCGATGATACAATCATTATTATAGTTTTCAAGATTTTTAATCTGTTTGATGTATTCATTTCCCTTAGAATTATCACCATGAATCCTTGCGAATGTAATAAGTTTCTTGAAATTAGAGGACATTAAAATTATGTCATCATTTTCTTCGTTAACCTGTAGACATAATGTAATTTTTTCCGCGGGTTTCCATTTGAAAAATGAAAAGTTAATACCAGTTAAAATGGGAAGTCGCGTTGGTAGCATAAAAAGTTCTTCATTATCCGCAATTTCTTTAAAATTATGGACGTCTTCGGAAAACGATAACATCTTTAAAAAAAAGTGCGTACTATTCGAATTATTTAGCATGATTTCTACCTCTGATATACGTTCTTCAAAAGACTGATAATTGATTTTATTTCCAGAAATCAAAAACGCGTCGTAAACGGTGATACATGTATCTGTATAAGAAATTTCAAAAATACTACCATTGTAGTATTCGTCGAGTGTTTCAAATTTTACCTGATACACGCTTAGATCTTTGAATACAATCACAGACATGTTATTTCCGGAAGCATCTTTGAATAGAAAAAGTACAGCTCTTTTTGTATTAACTGTATCTTTTTTATAAAAGATATATTTATAATTAAAAAGTTTAAAAAGATGTTTTCTTTCTATATTTATAGCATTTTGAAGAGGAAAGTACATATCATGCTTTCCAGTCCAATTATTGTTTAAAAGAAAAATAATTTGTTTCTTAAAGTCTTCGTTTATTATCTCAGTCGTCATAATTAGATTTATAGCATATGTCTTTAAATTTATTTAAAGATTGATTAGATTAATATATTACGTTGTATTATGTCTTTCAATGGTAAAGAGATAACTCTAATTAATTTTTTAATTACTTTTTATAGAAACAAAATAGAATTATTTAGCGATATAATAAATCAAAAAACTCCTCTTTCTTTAAGATTGTTGGACTGGTTAGTAACAAATTATGCAAAGAAGTATAACATAATTTATCCATTACAATCTAATAATGAAACGGTTTATTTTAATATATACATCGACTATAAAAACCAATTGAAGGCTTATTCAAAAAAATTTTTTGACCCATTCTGTAGACAAAAAAGACTTGTTATAGATCCTCATACATTTAAATGGAGAACTTACATTTCCGACGAAGATCTATCCAAAAAAGACATCGTAACTACAGTAGGACAATTAAATTTTTTTAGGTGGTTTATAGAGAATAAAGTAATTGATTACGCGTTATATAACGTAGAGCTTATAGATGCGGATATGATGACAACTATAAATTCTAAGAAAAAGGGGAAACGTTGTGTATTGTCTCCGAATGCCATGAAAGGAATATATACAAATAAGTGTGATATTACAATTAAGTTTAAACCTTAAAATAATATAAAAATAATTTGTATACATTATTACATCACTGTAATGGAGAAAAATCCTCTCAGAGTCTGGCTATTTTCTACGGGCAAGATTGTAAAAGATGCAACAAGTCGGGATGTAACTCATTATATGCTCGACGGTGGGAAACTCGACCTAACGGATGATTACGAAATGTTTCAAGAGATGTACGTTAAACACATCAAATATAAAAACTGTATAGTTGAGAAAAAAACCGCTATATTTAAATTTTTTATAGATTTTGATATTCTTTCTAGTGCTATTATCGACATCAATGATTATGCTATATGTGTTCAAAATGTCATGGAGAGTATATACAAAGATACTAATTTGAAATGTATTGTAACAAAGGCCGACAATTCAAAAGAAGTTAGAAAAGATAATATTACTTTCATTAAACAAGGATATCACTTTAATTGGCCTGATATTTTAGTGGACAAAAATATAGCTCTTAGAATAAGAGAGAATGTACTAATTTCAATTAAAACTATTTTCGGTAAGCCAGAAACTTTCTATGATTCTTGGGATAAAATAATAGATAAATGCGTATACGACAAGAATGGTCTTAGACTCGTAGGTTCTGATAAGTGTATATATTCAGATGGGAATTATACATATGAAAATCGCGTTTACGAATATAATATGTGTTACATTGGGAATAAGCCATCGGATATTCACGATGAAATATACAAAACCAATATATTAAAAGTAATTCAAGATACTAGTATCAGATCCATTGAAACAGATCTTACAACATTTTATAATCTACCAGAGTATGAAGAAACAGAAGAAGATTTTGATTCAAACAATTCTGGTAACTTTAGTTTACTTTCAAATGAAAATTCTCATAAGAATAGTATTCTAAAATTTTTCAAGAATCATGTCGAAGGATACCGCATAGAAGATATTCGTGGAATTTTGAAATCGAATATGTACGACACATTGTATCTTATTAATACAAAATCAAAGTATTGTCAGAATAAATGTGGGTATCATACAAATAATCACATTTATTTCAAATTAACACCTGCTGGAATTTGTCAG